CCGGGCCAGCTGCGCGACTCCATGGGTACATGGTCACCTGACAACAAGTTCCCGACGGTGCTGGCCGGGCCGCGGGCTAACTACCCGATGAAGCGCAAGGTGCGCGCCAACGCCGACGGCTGGTTCGCCCACATCGTGGAGGAGGGTGATTTCCCGGCAGCGTTCGGCGGCAAGTCATCGAGCCACCCCAACTACAAGGTGATGGAGCGTGCAATGCAAGCGACCGAGGCGCAGATGCGCGCAAAGCTGCAGCAGGAGCTTTCACAACTCTTTAGCAAATACATGCGATGATTGCCGGCAAAGCCATCTACTACCTGCTCACCAACGACGGCCCCATCAGCGCCATCGTGGGCACGCGCGTATTCCCGGAAATTGCAGACCAGGAGCAGACGAAACCCTACGTCGTCTACAGCATCCGCAGCAACGACCCGAGCGACGTGCAGGCGGCACCGTCTGCGCTCGACACGGCGAGCGTGGAGGTGAACTGCTACGCCATGAGCTATACCGCAGCCATCGACCTGTCTGACGCGGTGCGCACCTGCCTAGACCGGCGGAGCGGCACCTACTCCGGCGTCAACGTTCAAAGCATCCAATACATCACCGAGGTGATGGACTTCGAGGAACCGCAGCGCCTCTACCGGGTGATGAGCGACTACGAGGTGCGCATTGACCGCAGCAACTACACCCTGCCTGTCACCTCCGCTATACGGCCCGACCTGTACATCCGCGGTGCGGTCTACGATGAGCCGCGCATCCTGGCACTGACCGACGGCGCGGCGTTCACCGTGAACTCGGACGATCACCTGCTGTTCGCCAATTACGCCAGCGCCAGCGGCACAGCAGGAGCGAGCCTGCGTCTCCCGGCCGTAAGCGGCAACGAGGGCCGCGAGATTCGCGTGAAGACCGGCAACCACCTCTCGAACCAGCGGGTGCTCAACATCCGGCCAGCAGCCAGCGACGTCGGAGTCACCATCGACGGCTCGAGCGGTGCGGACATGGACCGCAGCTACGACGGCATCACCGTGCACTGCATCGGTGGACAGTGGTACATTACGCAGCGGAAATCCAAGTAAGGCAAACTCCGTACATTCGGGCCATGATAGTGACTCTCAAGAAGCCCCTGAAGCTCTACGGCTACGAGTGGGAAACGGGCAAGACCGTCGAGGTATCGATGAAGTTCTACCGCATCCTCGTCGCTGGCGAGTACTGCGACGCCCACCCGGACGACGAGGCCTACAAGAAAGCGGCCAAGGCCAAGAAAGCACCTGCGCCGCAGCCTGAGCTCACTGATCAACCCGCACCTGAACTCCAACCCGAAAACACTCCCGACTGATGGCACAGACCACTGGCTACCTGAATGCCTCGAGCATTCGCTTCTTCACCGGCACGACCGACGGCACCCACACGGTGGTCGGCGCTGTGACCGAGTGCAGCATCTCCATGAGCACCGACGTGCGCGACATCACCACCAAGACCTCCGCAGGCTGGCGCGAAATCCTCCCGGCCCTGAAGTCGGCCAGCATCAACGTCAGCGGCATCTTCGCTGAGGACGCTACGAACAGCTTCAACGCTTTGGTGGACTACCAAATCGCAGGCACCAAGGTCTTCGCGGTGTTCTCCAACGTCGGCAGCGGCAGCTTACCGAACGCAGGCGACGAGGAGTTCGACGTCGCTGGCTACATTACGAGCATCGAGCAGACGGCTGGCTTCGAGGACAACGTGACCTGGTCGCTGACCATGGACCTGACCGGCGCTGTCGTACGTGAGACCATCGTCTGATGCTGGTTGAATTAAGCGGCCGCACCTTCACCCTGCGCGCATCCCTCGGGGCGTGGCGCAAGTTCGAACAGAACACTGGCGTGAAGGTGGCTAACATCGACCAGACAGACGTCACGCGTATCCCGGAGTTGGCCTACTACTTCGCTGAGGCAGGAGCCAAAGCGAACGGCCACACTTGGGACCTGACTGCGGACGACTTCCTCGAGCTTTGCACCATTGCCGACCTTGAAACCCTCACGCAGGCCGTCGCGGCCTTGCTCGGAGGCGACCAAAAAAAAAGCGCGGGAAAGGCAAAGCCTTAAACTGGGACGAACTTGAAGCGACGGGGTTGGGCCAGCTGGGCCTGACCCCGTCTGTGCTTTACGGCCTCACCTTCGCGGAGTTCAACAACGCAGTCACCGGCTTCTTCGAGCTCGAGAAAGAGCGCGACCAGCGCGAGTGGGAGCGCACCCGGTGGCTGGCCTGCCTGCTGCTGAACCCACACACCAAGAAGCGCCTCAAGCCGGAGGACATCGCCGAGTTCCCCTGGGAGGCAAAGCGGAAACCCGCTGCGGATGGCTTGGCTATCTTGCGGCAAATAGCGAAGAGTAGTAATGGCTAAACTCGGCGACCTGATAGTTCGCGTAGGTGCGGACACCCGCGACTTCAACAAGGAGCTCGGCAAGATTCAGCGGCAAATCCGGCAGACGTCGGACAACATCATGGACATGGGCAAATCCATGACCATGGGCGTGACGCTGCCTATCGTCGGCCTGGGCGCTGCGGCCGTGAAAGCCGCCGCCGACCTCGAGACCATGGAGACGCAGTTCATCTCGCTGACCGGCGGAGCTGAGCAGGCGGGCGCCATGGTGGACCAGCTCAACCAGTTCGCTGCGGCCACACCGTTCCAAATCGAGGAGATTGCAGGAGCCGCTCGCCAGCTCTTGGCGGCCGGCACCGACATCAGCCAGGTGAACGAGCAGCTGGGATTCCTCGGCGACATCGCAGCCACCTCTGGAGAGAGCATCGAGGACATCACGGCAATCTTCGCGAAGGTGCAAGCCAAGGGCAAGGTTGAGCTTGAGAACTTGAACCAGCTCGCCGAGCGTGGCATCCCCATCTTTACTGCGCTGAGCGAGGCCACCGGCCTGCTGCCGTCGCAGCTGGGAGCCGGAGCGGTAACCGTCGAGCAGTTCAACGCCACCCTGCGCGGCTTTGCCGAGGAGGGCGGATTCGCACACGGCGCCATGGAGCGCCTCAGCCAGACGGCGGCCGGCAAGTTCAGCACCGCGCTCGACAACTTGAAGCAGGCAGGCGCCTCGCTGGGCAACGTGCTGCTCCCATACGTCACCGCGGCCATCGACAAAGTCACGGAACTGGCGGCCGGATTTATGAAGTTGGACGACAGCACCAAGACCACCATCGTGGTGGTTGCTGCGATTGCGGCGGCAGTCGGCCCGGCTGTTATTGCGTTCGGCGCTTTGCACAAGGGATTCGTCGCGGTGAACCTGGTGCTGCCGATGCTGCAAGCTGGCATCATGCGGGTGCATGCGGCTATTATGGCCAACCCCTACGTGGCAGCGGCTGCCGCCATCGGCATCCTTGCAGCTGCGATGCTGACCTACAAGGACGCCAGCGACAAAGCGCGCAAGTCCAAGGAGGACTTCGACGAAAGCATCAAGGACAAGACCGGCCGCGCGGCGATGGAGGCGATTGCGGTGCAGCTGAAAGAAGCTAACAACCAGTTAGCAGACGCTCGCCGCAAGTACGACGACTTAAAGCGCTCGCAGGAAGCGCAGGGCGCACGCGTCAGCGACCGCACCATCAGCCAAATTGCCGATACCGCGGAGCTCATTAGAGTTCTCGACGACCAGGTGCGCGCCTACCAGCGCCAGTACCAAGAGGCAAGCAAGCAAGAGCAGCAGCGCATCCGCGACACCAAGACCATGAACGACCAGACGGTGGCCCGCGCAGCCAACGTCGAGGTGAGCGACAAGGAGCTGAAGAACCTGAAGGATCTTGAGCTTGCGCGCCTCAAGGAGGCCCACGCCATCGAGGAGGCCACGCAGGCCATGCGCGACCAGCAGCTCGTGGAGCTTACTACGCCAAGTGGCGCAGGCATGGCGCTGCCAGGACTTGATGAGCTAAACCTCTTCGAGATTCCGGGCCTCGAGGAGGAGGTATGGGAGGCGCCTACGCAAAGCGCGGAGGAGTACTTTGAAAACCTTGCGCGGATCCGTGAGGAAATGCTGCTGCTCGCCGAAACCTCCGCAACCTGGGGGATGCAATTCGGCGAGGTAATGGGCCAAATTGTGATGGGCACAGAGGGTGCGAGCGAGGCCTTCAAGTCGTTCGCTTCATCGGCTGTCGACGCGGCGTTCAACGCAGCCACCGCCCTCGCAATTCAGGCGGCAGGGCAGACGGCAGTCGGCGCAGGACCAGCGGCCGCTATCATTCTGCCGGCGCTCATCACCGCAGGCATGGGCCTGATGAAGTCGGTCTTTTCCAACATCATGGAGTTTGCCGACGGTGGCATCATCAGCGGGCCTACCGTCGGTCTCATGGGCGAGTACTCCGGCGCGCGCACCAACCCGGAAGTCGTCGCACCTTTGGACAAGCTGCGCAGCATGATAGGCGGAGCCGGTGGCAACGTCATCGTGACCGGCCGACTTGACGGACGCGACATCCTGCTCAGCTCTGAGCGTTCCACCATCGACCGATACCGCACAAGAGGTTACTAATGCCAGCACCAGCAGTTCGCCTACGGGCCGAGTTTAGCGACATCCTCGGAGAGGT